CCATCCTAGACGATGGTACATTAAGAGACTGGTATAACTTCTTCTTGAAGTACTCTACATCATCAATCTCTGCAAGGTTTTGTCCGCCTGGCAATGTAGATATCTCCGTTCCTCTACCACCTTCTCTTCTTGGTAACCAAAAATCTTCCAACATACTCATATGTTTTCTGTCGTCTTTGATCTCACCTGTATCTGCATTGTAAATAAGTTTATTTCTGTACTTATTCATTGTCTCTGAAAGATACTGTTCGGCCTTTGCCTTAGGTAAATTACCAACATCAATATAAAAAATTCTTCTTTCGGGAGCTCTAGACAATCTATAGATCACTAGTGCATCTTCCATCATCGATAACTGATTTGCAGTCTTCAATGCCTTGTGCATATATCCAATTACTGCATTTTTGTTATAATCCAACAATCCCGAAGTAGTATAACATACTGCCTCAGGGGCAATTCTAAGAGTTGCACCTTCTACGGCACTAGTCTTATCAAAACCTTTATCATTGAAGACATAAAATTCTTCAATTTTTTTAATTCTTGTTACGCCGTCCTTACCTTTCTCTTCTTCAACATTTCTGACCTTCTTAATCTTCAAGGGGTCAACGTTCCTAATATCAACAATACCAAGTTTAGGGCGTTTACTGTCAACGACCTTATGGAAGTAAATTCTTCCATCAACGTACCATTTTCTGAATAATTCATGAGAGTTCTGATTGAACTTCATTAGTGATAGAATGTTAGTAAACTCGTCTTGTATCTTCTTTCTGATACTATCAGAGAGTTTAACATCTCTGAGGTCGAGTGTGACTATCCTATCAGAACTATCCGATGTGATACACTCATTGATAATGTCTTCGATCGCCGAGTCACATTCAGGGACTAGCGATGTCTCTCGGTATTTTCGAATGAGTTCAATCTCACTCTTGATACCACCTTCCATATCGACATAGGAGCCATAGGCTCCACCCGATATAAACCCACCTGCTTGTTGTGAGATGACTGGTGTACCGTCATCATCAACTGGTGGAACAAACGACTGTCCTTTGTTGATAGTCGTTGCACGTAGCTCGTCTTTTTTACGAGCGATTTCAAATCCGAATATTTCCATACTATTATTTATAACACCTATAAAGTGCTAATTTCACTGTTATTCTACTTAGACTGTTCTTTCCCAGTGAGAAAAAGCAAATGTCACATCAAAATCTTCTAATGCATCACCACTGTCGTAAGACAGTTCGATAGCACCAATTTCGGATGGGAACATATTAAAAAACTCATATCTCGCTAGAACAGAATCATCTTTACCTAATTGTTCAATATAGGCACGACTTAAGAGGTAATCGGTTGTTGTTGAACCGTCTGAAGTACCAAATCCTTGTATCTCTTCCTGCCATGCTTCTAGAGCAGTTCTTGCAGAAAATTCTACGTCATTGATGATCTTCACTGTCCAGTCAGCAAAGGTTCTATCCCCAGCAAGTTTAAGAGTTTGACCTCTAAACTTAACTGGAGTTATTTCTATTGTTGCAGCTGGTATTTGAGCACCACTTGCTAAAAATTCAATCTTGTTTCCTGCACGAGGTAGGAAAACTCTGAATCTGTTTGCACGTGGGCCACCACCTACTAGTTGTGCTTTAAATTGGTCTATTGTTGCCATGTTTTATACTCCTTAAACTGCACTATAAATTTCAGAAAACTCGACACCACTTCTGGCAGCGACAAAGTTCAATGTAATGAAGTTAATAGATCGAGCAGGTTTGACAAAAATTGAACATACGAACTCGTTTCTATCGATAACGGAGTCTGTGTTGTTAGTGTCGTCACATATTACTGAATAATCTACTAAACCTCTTCTGTTTTTAACATCTCTTAGGAAAGGTTCAATTGCACTTCTAAACTGAGCTCTTGTGAAAGCATCGTTAAATTCGAACAATTGTGCTTTAGCAGCAACTGCTATTGCTTTCTCTAATACTATGAATAATCTTCTGACATTAATCCTATCAAATGCTGATGGAGAACTTAATGCAGTTTTGTCACCGTACAACAATGTACCTTGGCCTGGGAAGGTAACCACTGGGTTAACTCTGGCTCTGTATAGGTCATCTCTAGATGCTTGTTTCGGATTGAAAGCAAGTTTAGTGATACCTAAGTATTGTCCTCTTGAGAATCCAGCAGGTGAAACCCATGAATCTCTAGTAAGGTCTGATCTTGCCATAATACCAGCAGTGTGTCCGTTTGCAGGAACCCATCTGTATGTATCGTGGAATCTATCGTACTGGTATACCCAACCACTGTCAATTACTGCATAAGAACTTGAAGTTGCTGTATCGGCAGTTAATTTAACATTGGATGATTGAGTTGACTCACTTGAAACACCAACGACATCTGAATATCTAGGTGATAAGATAACCATGCAATCTTTTCTTGCTTCTGCAAGAAGAATTGCTTGATTAGCAAGTGTTGTCCAATCTGCACGTGTATCTTGTTCTGCAGACCCACTCCAAGTTCTTGTGGAACCTACGATTAAGAATGAGATGTCGATTGTTTCTGCATCCCCGAAATGAGTTGTCCAGTCACCGTGTTTTTGACCAGCAGTACTGATACTTCCATCTACACCACCAGTTAATGATATTGCCCATGGTGCTGTCGGCCCTGTAAAGGGGTCTGCAACGGAAGTTGCAAGTGTTCTATCTTCTGCAGCGGTTAAATCTGTTGCAGTGTTGTGTCCTGACCAGTATACGTATTTTGACTGTGTAGCAATTACATCTTTATAGTAGAGTGAACTACCTTCAGGTGTTTTTGCATCCGAAGCCATTGAAGAGAATCCAAATGATTCTAGTACTGTTCCAGCGGCTCCTGTGAAAGCACCATCTTCGTCTATAACTACGATATGAATTTCATCAGCAGTTGCACCAGCGAGGGCTGCACCACTTGAAATGCCTGGAGCTTTGTTGAATAGTGAATGGTGTTCCCATTTTCTATTGATCGCAGTTCCACTTGCAACTTCAGTGACTATACCAGTATTTGCTGGTTGACCTAATGACTTAACGGTTAGATCGTTGCTAGCAATACCTGTTACTTTGTATTCTTGTGTCTGTCCAGCGAAGGTTATAACATCTCCGACTTGGAAAGCTGCACCTGAAACAACAGCAATAATTGTTTGTCCAATTGCCTCGATTCCACTAGTAGTTGATGCACTAGTTGAAGAGTAAGCAGATGCACTAGCACAATGAGAAACTTTAATTGAATTTCCCAAAACGCCAGGATATCTTGATACCCATTGACCGACTGTGCCGTTTAAAGCACCCGATTTGTAAGAATTTACGTAGTCTTCGTTATTTTTCAATAATGAAGTAGCGTCACCTGAGTGGTTTGCACTACGCATTAATGAGGCAGTTGACCCCGATCTTACGATTCTTAGTGTAGAACCATATTTTAAGAAAGATTCTGCAGTATAGAAGTCTTCAGCTGCTGATGTTGAATTAGCAGGAGACGAAAAATTATCTACCAAACCCTTTGCATCGGAAACTGTGATTACTTCACCAACTGGGCCCCATCTGAATGAACCAACAAAAGCACCTATTGTGCTTGATACTGCTGGTACAACATTTGTCAAATCTATCTCTGAGATTTGAACGCCTGGTGATACTTGAAATGCCATACTTTTACTCCTGTTAATGTAAAAAGTGTTGTTTATTTTAAATCAACATTTTTTTAAAAAGTGTTGTTTACTGTTTTATTTATAACAAATAAAAACTCACCAACACACTGTTATTCTCTTTCAGCTTGTGCGGGGAACCATCTATCCCCTTCTGTATCCACAAAACTTACTTCTTCTGGCCCTTGGGTTGCACCAAAGACTCCAGCAGGTAACATATCATCTTCAATCATCTTTTGTTGTTCTGAATACAATAAGTCCTTTACCGCAGAGTCCGTTAAATGATAAAAGAATTCTGTTGTTACAAACCATGCAAATAATACGCAGTTCATAACCATGTCATCATGATAGCCCTTTGCTGCTTCGTATGATGTCCCTTTATTTATAAAGGTTAAAAGTTCAGTTATTGTGGCCCTATCGACCAACTCTAAACGATTTTCCTCACACAACTCTTTGAGTGTTGAACAACCGATTCTTTTAATCTTACGGTTCATCGTCACTCCGATATCTTCCTGTTTGGTCATCCCCTGTACAAATACATTGGGATATTCGATATCATAGTGTAATTGAGTAGCAACCATCCCCCCTTCTGCATTGTTCTCTACGATTACTAATGCTTCGTTATAGGGTCTAACATATTTTGAAATCATGTCGGGTAATAACATCGGAGACAACATATTGTCTCTGAATGTAGCAACTTGTTTAAAGGGTTGTACCGACACATCAAATATACTAAACGTGGAATAGTCGATTCCCCTACCCTTAGATACATCCACTGTACATACATATGAATGACCTTCTATGGGTCTAGTGTATATATTTATGTTATCCTTATTCCAGTCAGGGTCAATTGACCTCATTCCTAACAAACAATTTGAATTGATGAGTGTATTACCTGTTCCTAGGAAACTATTACCATACTCTTGTTCGAACTGAGTCTCGGATGTGTTTGCAATGGTAGACTTCTTCCATGCCTCATCTCTGCCTGGCACATCAAACCAATTAATAAGGAAATGTTTATACTCACTTTCTCTCTGTACTGCACTCTCATATAACTTGTAGAACATATTACCAACACCATTTGCAGTAGATGTGATAATAACCTTCGAGTTCTTACCTGAAGTAACAACAGGATATGTTGATGTATAGAATTCCTCTGCATTCTCTACGAACGCAAACTCATCAAGGTATAGTAGGTTGATTGAAAGTCCACGAATCGAACTTGAAGACGTTGCAGCTGCTACGACCTTCGAGTCGTTTGCAAACTCTATTGAACCTTTGTTAAGAATCTTAACTCCAGGCTGTAAAAAGAACGGAACTGATTCTAACATAGTGACGATACGAGATATCATCTCACGTGCAATTGCACCTTTGTTTGCAAGTACTGCGACAGTGACTTCGGGGTGAAAGAGGAGATACCATAAAAGGTATGCACAACTGGTAATTGATTTTCCACTTTGACGTGAAGCAAGAACTATATTGAATCGATTTGAATCGTAGTGTTCAATTAGATTGGCCTGATATCCACGAAGTTCAAACTTGACAAGGCCTTCGTCTAGTGATATAATTTGACAATAGTTCTCAATGAAGTGTGTAGGGTTGGATGAACACTTCAGATATTCTTTAAATTCTTCTTCGGTATACTGTTGTTCAATACCCGATCTTTTGATCTGAGTATTTCCAAGATATCCTTGGTTTGTAGGAGCTACCATCTAGTTCTTTTTCTTTTCATTTTTGAGGAACTTCTGCAACTCAGAAGTGGAACCAACATATAAATGGTTGTGTTGAGTCTTCACATTAACATTTTCATCACTTAAATCTTTCATTTTCTTCTGCAAGTCTAGTAGTTTCTCTGCAGTATCCCCAACGGTCTTTATAAGTTGTCCTGCAACCTCGTAAGCACGAGGATGTTCGGTTTCCTTACATAGGTCAAGGATTCCATCAATGGCGTCCTGGCCCCGTTCTACGAGACTGTAGAGGGTCTCACGACCATACTTATAGTCGTTCTCCATAGACTCAGAAGCTGTTGGGATTTTGACCACTTTGGTCTCTTTTTGAATCTCACCTGTGATATCTAAAATATCGTTTAGCTGATTATCTATTTTGTCTGCCATAATTATTAACTCGCATCTGTTACCTTGTCTTCTGTGAATGTAGACTTAGCACCGTCATCATAAAAACTCACTGTCTCTGCAACCACGAATGTATCGATTGGGTCAACAGAACCCACGAACTTCAGTCTAGATTTTGCACCTAGTGTTACTGCACTTGAGACTACTATCGATAGTTTATCACTAGCAATACTCACAACAGTCGGTTCGGTTGCATTCCCAGTCCCAAATACTTCATCTAAA